ACGCCAAGCGAATGCCCTTGCCATTCCAGTCAGCGATCATTGAGTCGAGGCGACGCAATGCGCTCTCTAACTGCTCAGGCGATACGTCAAAACTATAAGACGCAATCCCGATCTCTTCGAGCGCAGCGGTCACAAATTGGCGTTTGCTATATCCCATAGTCACCCACCTAGCGCCTGTTCAATGCGCTCTAAAAGTTTCTTGTCTGTCGTGCGCCCGTCAAACTTCAAACCAAGCGCAATGGCCTTTTGTTCAAGTTCAGCACGAGTTGGCTGATCGTCAGGAATAGGTGCAGGCGACGAAGTAATCTCGGAGGGGTGAGACTGCTTGAGGGAAGCGAACGCCGCCGCCTGCGAGGGGTGCCAACCATCAGCGATACGTCGGTCAAACTCTTCTTGAGTTTTGACGCCGACATAATCGTAAGTCCCTTGAGCATTACGACGGCTTCCGGGGCTTTTATAAACGATGGTTGGGAATTGAATCATTTTTTACCTTTTTTAGCCGGTGCCTTAGCGGGTTTGCCAGCAGTTTTAGCAGCTTTTCTCGCAACGCTCAGAGCCACTGCAACAGCTTGTTTTTGCGGCATTCCGCTTTTCATCTCTTTGCTAATGTTAGCCGAGATAGTCTTTTGTGAATAACCTTTTTTCAGAGGCATATTTTACCCTTTAAATAAGAAAGGGGCCGAAGCCCCTTTCAGTTACATCAACCCAATTACGGGGAAGGCGGGGTCTGACCAAACAACATGATGCCTGACATTTCGGGCTGCTTATTCACAACGCCGAACAGCGTGTCCACACGGTACTTGGTGGTCATGGTGTTGATATCATAAAACTTCTGCATCACCAGCTCGATGCCCTGGTCGGTAGCAGCACGAATCACAGCGGTGCCAGCATCAGCCGGCACAGCGTAACGACCCGGCAGGATTTCCAGCGCATCTTTCTGCCAAAATACGTTGATAGAGGCGGCAGCGACGTTCAGGAAATTGATAGCAGCGGTGCTGTCACCGGCAGTGATAACGCAATTCTGATACTGGTAGTCAGCATCGGTAGGCGTGGTAGCAGCCGCGATAATCGGCGGGCTGATGGTCATAGTAGTGGGGCTATCAACCGAGATCACACGGAAGGTCTTGAGCTGGCCGGTGTCACCCTTGGTGATGTGATGAACAGCATTCACACCATCAATGGTGAAGGCATCGCCAGCAACAACGCCAGTGGTGTCCGAAACGGTAACGGTCTGGAAGCGGTTATCCACGTTCAGCACGCCAGCCACAGAGTTCGTGGTCGCCTGCGGGGTGTATTCCTGCGAGCCGTTGGCAGTGTTGATAGTAATACCAGAGCCAGCAGCGGCGGTGATACGGTTGGCGTAGTCCAGCTTGTAGGTGTCAAACGACGCCACCATGCCGACATAAGCACGCTCATAAGCGGTCAGGGTCTTTCCAGCGCCGAGGAACTGACGATTGCCAAGGTTAGACGCCATGCCGTTGTAATCACGAGTCGAGAGAGCGAGGTAACGGTCATAAGACGGCACGCCCTGTTCGTTCATGATGGCTTCGCACTGCGCCACGTCATCAAAGCCGGTAGCTGCTAGGGGACGATCTACCACGAGGGTGCCCTGAGCGGCCGCGACGTTCATGATCGCCACGTTAATGTCGGAAGCAAGCTGCTTTTTAGCAGAATCGCCCAATCGACCTTCTTGCAGCGCATCGCGCAGTTCGAAAGCATTCAGCGTCCAAGGAACAGACTTGCTGTAACCAAGGGTCGCAGGCACTGCCAGCTGGGTGTAGTTCTTGTATTGCGCGCTGATATCCACGCCAGGGGCGGCGGAAATCGACTGGCTGATGTAAGGCTGGGGACGCCACAGGACGTTGTCAGTCCGTTCCATCATCGTGCTGTCAGTGTTATACGTAGCGACATTACGAGAAAGAACTAGAGCGTCATTAAAACCTTCAAGAATATCTTCAAACGCAACGCGTTCTTCTTTGCTAAAGGCATTTGCCATGATTTAAAACTCCTGAGTTATTTGGATTTTTCGCGCACCTGCCGCTTGTAGGCGATAACCTTGCTCATATCGCCAGACTTCGCAGCTTCTTCACGCAGCCGTTCAAGGGTTGAGTCCACCGAACCTGAAACGCGGCCAGTACCTTTGACCACCTTCTCGGGCGGCGGGGCCGCCTTGCGATTGCTCACTTTCAACTGAGTCTCCAGTTTTGCTACCGCGAAGGCAAACTTCACGGGGTCTTTAATTGAAGAAAGCTCTTTAACCTTTTTTGGGTTCTTGCCGAGCGCATAAACAACCAAGGCGGGATTTTCAGCCCCTTGCACGATGATTCCTTGTTGCGTAATGTCCAAGGTTTCTTGAGCCGTAGCTTCAGCATCCTCGAAATCACGCACCTTTAGCGAAGCTTTCGCCTTGCCGTAGGCTTCCAGCGTTTCCTGCCAGGCTTGCTGCTGCGTTTTCTCAACCTGCCGTTGCTTCTCAGCTTGCAGATCAATTTCGCGCTTTCGCTCGTACCAGTCAGACAACGCGCTTTCGTACTTGTCAGAGTCGTAATCAAAAGCTTCAAGCGTAGGCTTTTGCCCCAGCGTAACCGGCTTAGTCTCAGTTGTCTGGGTTAGCTTGGCCTCAAGCTCTTTAATACGGCGCTCTTTCTCCCTGTTTGCTTTCCGCAGCTCACGAACCCATTCAGGCGCACGAGTTTCTTCTTCTTGAGGTGGCGATTCCTCACCGATAGACACAACGATCTCATCTTGTTCGTCGGCCTGCTCTTCTGGCTGTTCATCATTCTGGTCTGCGACGGCTTCGCTCTCATCGCCAGCTTGCTCATCCTGATGTTCTTCGCCTTCCTGCTCTTCGACTTCCTCGACTTCGATCTGTTCCTCCATCACTGCCGTTTGCGTCATAAAGCCCCCGTTTAACTCACCCATTAAAGCGGCTGGGTGGATGCCGCATTTTTAAGGTCTGAAAATATATTCAGACATCCCAGGCTCTTCAATATCATCAAGAACTTGAGACTTTTTAACCCTCATTTTCAGTACATGCCCATCGCCCGCATAATCTTTTGCAAGCTGAAAGTTGTCTGTAACAAAATCGCCTGGGTTAATTTTCTTTTGATTTTTTGGAGCGCCGCGATAAATTGTAATTAGATCATCTGGCTTTCCGCCGATTGTTTTTTCAAGAGTAACAATGTTTGGAGCAAGCGGTTGCGTTGCCCTCAGCTCTGGCGTGTAAGATGCAAATACCGATCCTGTCGGATTAAGAGTTTTGAGAACATCGTCAATTTTCCCAGCGCTTTTAATTGATCCAATCAGCGCCGGAGCCATTGCCGCAGCCCGATACAAATCATCAGGGCTTGGAACAATCATCGATGCAGCAAACTCTTGAAGCGGAGCACGAGCAGAACTAACGAGCCCTAAATCTTCCATTTTCTTCCCGATCCACTCAGATCCTAAAACAACTTGCTTTTCAGGAACTTTGTAGCCAAATGGACGCATTACCATTGTTGCAAGATCAACAGGGCCGCCAAGCGTAGCCGCCAAGCCTCGATATGCAAGGTCTTTTATTGATGGGTCAGACACGCCAAATCTCCTTTACAGCTTTAATTTGATCAATCTCCGCAGCGTCATCATCGCGTCCAACCTTAGCCAGCGTCTCAACCGTCCGAGCGCGGCTCAACTCAGCATCGGCCACCGTCTTAACGGTATCAGCCCGAGCCTTGGCAGCCTTGGCGGTTGCCTCCTCAGCCGCAGCTTGCAAGAAGATGGCATTCGGGTCTTGCGGCTGACCCTGCATCATTGCTGCCATTGCTTCTGCTTCCTGCTCTGTAGGCTCGATCACGCCCATGCTAACCAAGCGCTTACGGAAGAACTTGCGAACGTCGCTGATGCCCTCGCCCTCCATGTTCATCATCGCCATAGCTTGCAGCACTTGTTTGGTTTCCGGGTCATCGCTGATCGCCAGCATGCCAGTGAGCGCACGCACCGTAGCGGCTCGCTTGCTGGCACTGGACGGCCCAACCTCAACAGCCACGTCAAACGCGGCTTCGCTCAGGTCATTCTCAAGCTCAATCTCGCCAGACTCTTCGTTGATGGTGGGCTTCAAAAGCTCGATTGCCGACACCTCGCCACCTTCTGAGACGGCCTTCATCTTGCGCTTTTCTTCGCCGTAGATTTCCTTAGCCATCGACAGCCAAATCTCACCGCTTCGCTTGATAGACTTGGCGTAGTTTGACATGTAGATGAACGCCTGCATGTCGAGACGTTGCTGAATCATCTCAACGGCTTTTCCGCTGATGTTACTGACCATCTTGTCGGCCTGCTGCGAACTGCCGAGAATGTCCTGCATGTCCTGTTCGGTAACTTGCAGCAAGCCCGCCAATGCTGGCGGTATTTGTGGCGGCTTGGTGTAGGCAACAGGCCCGCCAACGGTCATATTGCCATTAGCATCGGTGATTGGATTGATAAGCAGATACGGATAATCCTTGAGGTTATCCTCTGCCCACATCATCTGATGGCCTGCCACTTGTTCAGGCGTGAGAATAGGCTTCTCAATGCTCGACAATGCGCTGATCTCGCCAAGCTTGGAAAGCTGCATGTTCTTGAGACGCTGGGCATCTTTCGCCAGTCGCACATGGCCCATGCAACGCTCGACGTTATCCACGAACCATCGTTTGCCATAGACAGGCACGATTGGAATGCACTTGCCTGCGATGTATCCGCAATCCTCAAGAATCTTTCCGCCGCTCATGATGTACTTGCGAACGCGCTTTACCTTGTACTTCTTAGATCGCACCTCGGTTGAGCCGATAGCGGCAAGGCGATCCTCAAGCTCTTCATCTTCGTCAAAATCGGCTTGGCTGTAACGCTCTTCATCGCCCGAGATCGTGCGGAAGATGCGAACCGTCTCGCTCTTTTCCTCAACGCGGTAATACTCAGCGACATACACAACGTCAGGGGTGCACCAGTCAAACTCAGATTGATGTACAACTTTAGGCCAGCTAGTAGGATCATCACCCCACGTCGCCTTATACGCCTCACGCGTCATCGAGGTAA